TATCTAATAACTCTGTCGTTTATACAGATAAGCCTGACTCTGAAACATTCTTACGAGAGTGGACTTCATTAGTAGAATCTAAGTCAGGTGAGAGAGGTATCTTTAATAGAGTATCTGCTAAGAAACAAGCTATAAAGAATGAGAGAAGAGATCCTAACTATGACTTTGGTACTAATCCTTGTAGTGAAATAATACTAAGACCACATCAGTTCTGTAATCTTACTGAAGTAGTAATAAAAGATGGTGACAAAGATGATGATATAGAGAAGAAGATTAGGATAGCTACTATACTAGGAACAGCTCAAGCTACACTTACAGACTTTCCATACTTAAGAAAAATATGGAGAACTAATACTGAAGAAGAGAGATTACTTGGTGTAAGTCTTACAGGTATCATGGATAATATACATACTAATTGTAATCTAGTTGATATGGATAAAAGACTTCCACGATATAAACAAGTAGCTATTGATACTAATAAAGAGTTTGCTAAGAAGTTTGGTATCCAAGAGAGTACTGCTATCACTTGTGTTAAACCTAGTGGTACAGTATCTCAGCTGTGTGATTCAGCTAGTGGTATTCATGCTAGACATTCTAAGTATTACATAAGAACAGTACGTGGTGATAATAAAGATCCACTTACAAAGTTTATGATAGATCAAGGTGTACCTAGTGAACCATGTGTAATGAAACCTGATACTACTACAGTATTTAGTTTTCCTATGAAGTCACCTAAAGGTTCTAGAATTAGAGATGAACTATCTGCTATAGATCAATTGAATATCTGGTTAATATATCAAGAGCATTGGTGTGAGCATAAACCATCTATTACTGTTACTGTTAGAGAAAACGAGTGGTTAGATGTAGGTGCATTTGTATTCAAACATTTTGATAAAATGTCAGGTGTATCCTTTTTACCACACTCTGATCATGTATATCAGCAAGCACCTTATCAAGAGTGTACAGAAGATGAATATAATGATATGCTTTCTAAAATGAATACTAGAATTAATTGGTCTAAACTAAGAGACTATGAAGTAAGTGACACTACATCTGGCAGTCAAACTATGGCTTGTAGTGGTGATTCTTGTGAGGTTGTAGACATAGGAGTTTAACATGACGGTACTTTTTCCTAAAGAAATATGCTCTATGTGTGGCAACTATCTTGATGATGACTTAAAATGTTATGAGTGTGAAATATGTAACGGAGAAAATATGGAAGATACAATTACCTTAACTACTGATACAACTTTTCATGGACACTATGATGATGTTAATAATCCTAAGCATTACAATCGTGGTGGACTAGAGTGTATTGAAGCTATTGAGGCCATGACAGAAAAAATGTCTGGAGATATAGCACCACATGCTGCAAATGTATTAAAGTATTTGTGGAGATGTGAATATAAAAATGGACTACAAGATATTGATAAAGCAATCTGGTATTTAAATAGACTAAAAGATAGGTGGTTACAAAGAGATGACATCAAAGAAAATCGTGTGGAAAAATCTTGAACAAGAAGCAAAAAACTTTCGTAGACTACGTATAGTTAAACCTACCAAAAAAGCAAAACCCTTAACAACTAGACGTTATCTTGCAGGACAAGCATTGTCAGGTCTAATTGCTAAGGGTAAAACAGATAAGATAGAAGTAGCTAAAGAGGCTTATGAGTGGGCAGATAGATTATTAGATGAAGAAGATTAATCCATATTAAACTCATTATAAAATATTTCATCATAAATATCTACAAGAGATTGTATTTTTAATAAAATACCTAATGAATCTTTTTTGTCTAATACATCATCAAGTTTATTTACACCGTCTATATTAAGAAAGTCTATAACATTTTGCACTTCTTTCTTATTTTTATTAGATAATAACCTAATGATACTAATTGATTTAGGCATACCATCTTCTACAACTTTAAACACATCTTGTTTAACAGCTTCAGATATTTCTGCAATTACAAATTCTTTTCTATCCTGACTCATTCTAAAATAGTTAGGATATTTTTTTAATGCTTCCACTGCTCTTGATTCAAAAAAAGGTTGAGCAATAGAGTTCATTTGATTTTGTACACTTTTAGGAGCAGTTACTTTAAATACATCCCAGTATTTCATACCTGCAGCATTTGCTAACTGTTCCATAATATTAGGTTCTTCTAGAGTTCTAATACCTAAAATTAATTTTCCAATATCAGGATTAAAATACTTTCCTCTAAATGGTGTTGCTTTTTTAGGTAAATCTTTTGCTAAATTTTCTTTAGAAAACAAAGTAGGAATATTATTAACATATTTAATTATTTCATTTTGTAATTTATCACCTTCTCTTAGATTAGGATTTAAATTTTGATCTGTAACTATACCTGCAACAACATTAATGGGTTCAAGATGTCTAGTAAAACCTTGAACAACTGTTGAATATGAACCACTTAAAACATCTAAAAGTGGTTGAGCATTACCTTGAGTCAATTCTCTAGCAAAATATAATAAAGATTGACTTGCATAATCTAAATCTCTTACTGCTTGACCACCTAGTTGTAAAGCTAATTCATCAAAAAGATCTTGAGGTACATTCTGTAGTCTAAAATCTTTTATATCATTACTAGTACCCATACCATGAGCTACCATTTGAGACATTAATCTTATAGTAGATATGGGCCAATCATAAGTCCTATCCTCTATAGATCCATCATCTTTTCTGTCTGCGTTAAATCCCAAACCTTGTGATATTCTATCTCTAGCTGCAGGGATTCCTAATGATATAGCACTTAAACCAACAGCAGCCTTGCTTATAGATTCCACTACAGTAGAATCAGCTAAGTCTGCAGTCTGACCAGTTATTTCTCTATGCATTGTTCTCAGCATATTTAGGCCAGTATAATCAGCCATAGTTGCAATAGTAGTATTTAAAAAACTACCAAAAGGAACAATAAAACCTAGAGTACCTTGACCAAAATTATCAGCTGTGTTAGTTAAATTTTCTATAGTTTTAGCCATAGCTCTAAAACCATTTCTTGTTGGCAGTGTTGACCAATTTACTGATGCTGTTTCTCTTAAAGTTCTAAACACTGCTCTATCTAAAACCTGTTCTTTAAATTTACTACTAGCCATTTCAAGACCAACATCAGGTCTAGCAAAAAACTCTGATGGTCTCACACCATATACACTCATTATTCTTTGATTTAAATTAGTACCAAAAGCCCAACGCTTAGTTAAATCATCTTGTAGTCTAACTAAAGTTATTGTCTGAACACCTTTAGTATAAGCATCTAATACTTTACCTGCAGCGTTAGTAATAATATCAGCCTTGTCTAAATTAAAATGCTCAAATGATTCTCTTACACCACCATCTCCAGTTACATCTCTAAATAATTTTTCTTTTACTTTAGGGTTAAGATTAAATATCATCTCTGCATACTCTATAGATAAGTCTGGAGATACTACATCAAAACCTCTTCTAATAGAACCAAAGATATTACCATAACCTTCATTAAAGTATTTTTCTGCTGAAGCAAAATCATTCAAACCATATTTGTAAAATGCACCCTGTGAATAATTTAATGCACCTGTAACTATATCAGCAAGATTATTAATACTAACCATTGCTGTAAAACCTTTTATGTTTGCACCTGTTGTAGATAAATGTGACGTTAATAATCTCTTATAAGTAGATAGAAAAAACTGTCTCCTTTGTGGAGAATCTTCTTTACTAATAGTACCTGCTGCCATATCAATAGCATCTTTAATATTTAAACCTGCTTTTTGAAGTCTACCTAATTCAGACGGAAGCCACAAAGCTTCACCTGCTTTAGAGACAGAGTCAGCAAATGTTAAACCTAATGCTGATGCAGTAACATCATCTCCTTTAGTTATTGTTTTTAATACAGCTCTACCTTCTTTATCTACAATAACCTCACCAGTGTTACGATCTCTTAACACATCTGCAAATTCTATTTTGTATCCAGTCTTATCTTCAAACTGTTTAACAATTTCTTTTGCTTTACCTCTAGGTAAAAATTCTGTGATAGCATTAGCATAAACTCCAGTTATAGTACCATATTTTTCTATCAAAGCAGGGTGTGCTACAAAACCTGCTTCTTGTAATGCTTGAAAAAATCCTTTAGTTCCATTCTCAGGATCTCCTAACCAAAAATATTGATAGAAAGCATTGAGAGCTTCTGCATCATTTAACTTACCAAGTTTAATATTTTTCTTTTTTGCTTTCTGTTTTATCTCAGGCCATAGTAAAAAGTTTTTAGTATCTCCTTTTATTAACCCAAAGTTTTCATCAACAGATTTAATAATACTATCCATATTCTCAGATACAGAAACTTTAAGTATGTTTTCTGCTTCTCTTGCTCCTAATTTTGCAAAGTTTTCTTCAAATTCATCGAATGCTAAAAAGGTATTTTTAAGTGGACCTCTTCTAAACTCTTTAACACTTGCACCTAACGAAGCTAGTGTTGGTATTACAACCATAGCACCTGCAAAACTTAAAGCAGTTTGAGCTGCACTATATTCCTCTTGAACACCAACATCTATTAGTTGCATTTGATAACCAACATCTGTTCCTGCACCTATTGTGGCATCAACAAATGCTAATGGTAGTGTTTTAAGAGCAGCATTACCAACTTGTTGTAAGGCAAACTTTTTTGTAGCACCATTCTTAACTGCCTCTTTATAAGCAGCTAGCATTAATTTTCTTGCAGTTTGTGCTGTAGTTTTAGTTGCACCAAAAGTTATAAGCTTTCCTAAACCTAATCCTAATAATGTACTAGGATCATACACAGCTGCTTTTGTATAGTCCCATATTGCATCTCCCATTTCAGAAAGAGTTCCATCTCCAACTATAGCATTAGTCATGCCATCATCAAATAACTTATATGCTGCACCTAATTGTACTTTAATCTCATCAGGAGCATTCATACCATAAGCTAATTCATTGCCAGTGGTTACTGTTTGACCACCTGAAAAAGATCTCATCCAGTTTTGCCAAATTTCAAATACTTTTTCATCAGACATACTTCTATAGTCTCTACCACTAAATCCACCAAAGTCTCCACCTGCTAAACCTACAGCAGTTCTTCTTGCTTTAGTTAATACACCACCGGGCATGTATCTAGCTTCTAAACTAGACCTTACTACATCCATCAGTCTTGGATCAGCAAGAATTTTTTCCTTAGTTAGTTTATATTTTCCTCCATATTCCTCAAAGATTTTATCTAAGTCAACATATGTTTGTTTATCAATTCCAACAGGAACTTCTACAGGAATTTCTTGAGGCACAACATTATCACTAATACTGTAACCATTATTGTTACCAATATTTTCAGATATACTATAACCTGAACCTGTGTTTAAATTTTCTGAAATACTATAAGGCATTATTCTGTTATATAATCTTGTAATATTGTATTATTTGTAGTTGGATCGTATAAAATAAATTGATCACCAACTCTTAAAATTCTTTTTTGTATTAAATAATTTAAAAAATCTCTTGGATCTTGACCCCCTAATACATTAGCAGGTATTCTGATTGGAGGAGCATCTTCAGATACACTAATTAATTCTTGTATAGGAGCTAACTCTTCATAACTTGCATAATTTTTTAACATGTCTTGTAAAAAAGATCCACCATAAATATAAGCTAACTCTCCAAACCTGTCTTTTTTAAATTCGTTTATAGCTCTTGTCACATCTTTATTTCTTTCTACATACCACTGTTTTTCATTTTCTTGAGAAGGTGATAAGTTAGTTCCTTGATCAGTTAAAGCTGTAAATTTTGCAAGCTCTCTTCTTAAAAACCCTTGTTCTTGTAAAGCTCTATTATAAGGGGATGACAAAGCTGATTTTATAAATCCGGGTATTTTAGATGGATCAGGTGTTTCTACTAATACTCTCTCAGGAAAAACTACTGCACCACTAGACAACTGTTCTTCCTGAAGTATTGTTTTATATAAAGAATCAAGCTCTCTTCCTACATATTTTTCAATAGCAGACATGTCTAATTTACCACTTGTAGTACCTTGTTTAAATATTGCACTATCTAAAATACTACCTATTTCTTGAGCAGCCATTTCTTTAGTCATCTCTTTAAATTTCTTTTCAGAAAATTGTTTACTTAAATTATTTATATATTTTTCAAGTCTTTCAAAACTAGTAGGATCTATAGCTAATTTTGCTACAGCACTGGGATTCATTCCAAAGTTTTTTATTAAATTTTCAGCTATAGCTAAATTTTTAGTAGACACATTAGGAGTTTCTAAATAAGACTTTTCAATATCAGTGCTTTCCAAATCATCAGTGCTAGATTTTTTAGTATCAAATAGATTAATACCTCTATTATCAACAGTGGATTGACCAAAAAGTTTTCTTATAGTTGATGCACCACCTTTAGCATATAAATCCATAATAGTTTTTTCTCGTTGATCTTGACGAGCTTCTACTTTATCTTGGTAGTTTCTTATACCTACTGCTGTTAATCTCATTTTATGCCCTCGCCATTAATCCTTTTGGTTTTTCAACTGATGCCATGTCACCCTGACCTTCACGAATAACCTTTTTTATTTCAATATCTTCAGGTGTTACAACCATATCTTGATCTATTTCATCAGTCTCGTAATCTTCAAAATAAGTTCTTTCACCATCTCTCATATTACCTTCCCCTTCTTGCCTCTCAGATAAAAACTTTAAAGCTAATGCCTCATTTCTAGCATAAGATATTCTTTCATTTTCTTCTTTATCTTCAAAACCCTCATCATAGTTTACATCTAATGAATCTGCATAACCTTTTAAGTATTCATGTATAACAGGTGCTATTATTAAACTTATATCTATTGAATGTATACCTTCCATCACAGCATTACGAGTAATACCTTCTACTAATGTAGACAGATCTATACCCATCTCTAACATAAACATTGCTTGTTCCACTGCTTTAGGATTATCAAGTATATCTAAGTGGTAATCTAAAGCTTTTACTGGATCATTTATTTCTGGGGGTCTCTCATATGGAGCACCTTTAGGTGTTGATGTTAGAGATTGACCCGGAACAGGTCTGTTAAATTGCATTATAAGTCCTCTCTATTAAAATAAAAATTAGCATCAGCAATTCTACTTTGCATCTTAGGTTCACCTGCAACTAGATATTGTCTTTCAAACATTTTAGTTAACTGACTAATACTTAAATCTTGATTATTAAACTTCTCCATAAAATCCTCTGTAAATCCATGAGTTTTATTATTCTTTAGTTCATGAATTAAGAAAGCATAACTACCCTCATAAGTTTTAGGATCTAAATTATTCTTCTTAGTAAAGTCTAAAAATTCTTTTCTTCTTGTAGCTGTCCATTGGGCATCACCTAAACCTCTACCACCAGTTTCTTTAAATGCAGTAAAACCTCTAGACTCATGATGAAGATTACCAACAATAGCACTAAGTTGTTTCTTAGTAAGATTAGGAAACTCACTCTTTAAATCTTTAAAGTATCTATTAGCTCTTTCAGTATTATATTCATTAGACTCAGAAAATTGTTTTTCTAAATCTGGTCTAGTATTAATAGATTGATCCTCACCTGAAGAAGCTTTCATTTTTAAAAATTCTTGTTCTTTAAGTCTTTTGTTTTCTTTTCTAATAGCACTAAATCTCTCATAAATAGCAATATTAGTAGCTCCTATTTTAGCTATTTGTGCTTCAGCTACCTTTACATCAGGTCTACCACCTAAAGGTTTAGGTTTCTCAGGTGAAACAAAAGAACTACCTTCCATCTTTAGGTATTGATTATAAGCTTGTTCATACATACTAGACATATCTGTCCCCTTTATTATTAATAACAACGAAAGTAAAATAAGTAGGCCTCTAAATAACATACTAGTTAAAGAAAGGTAAACTTCCAATTAGACCTTTACCACCAAATAGGCTACCTATTCCACCACGACCAAAAAGTAAACCAAAGATGTTTTCTGTGAATGCATCATTCTCAGCTTTATCTAATTGCATTCTTACCTTTTCTAACTCTTTGTCTCCAAGAAGAAGACTCATAGTTCTTTCTTTAGCATTCTCTGCTCCGGTAAATGCCATGTTCATAATGTCTCTTTCTCTTTGCCAGATCTCATCAATAGCTTTATTAGTTAAACCATTAACATCTTTTGCAAATTGAAAGTTACTTTGATTAGCAGCAGCTGTATTTGCAGTAGTGGTATCTTGTCTCCATTTAGCATTAGCTTGTGCTATCTGTGCATACATCTGTGCATTAAATTGTTCTCTTGCAGCTTGTAACTCTGAGTTAAATTTTTGTATAGCATTAGCTTCACCTGCATTAAACTGTGACATAGCATTAGATTGTGCAGAGTTAAACTGACTGATCTGAGACTTCATACTAGCAAAGAATTGTTCAGTTTGATTCTCACTTGATGCATTAAATTGTTCAGATGCATTAGCTGCAGCAGTATCACTAAGAATAGTATTAGCAATAGTCTGTGCTTTAAATATTTCTGCTTGCTGTTCATTATTAAGATTAGCCATATCTATCTGCAAGAAGTTTTGTGCATTTTGAACTTGAGCTTGCTGTCTATTATTTAAACTAGCCATTTCTAACTGAGAGATCTGAGCAGCTTCTGCCATTACTAATGCTTGTTTATTATTTAAGTTAGCAAGATTCATAGTCTGTGCCATCTTAGCATTCTCTAGTGCTACCTGCTGTTCTGCAGTAAAGTTCATGTTAGCAATTTCACTAATCTTTGAAGCATTTATAATTTTAGCTTGAAAGTTTTGATCAAACTCCATCTGCATAAACTTAGCTCTTTGTTCACCTTTAAACAAAGCAACCTGTTGTTTATTAGCAGTATCTATCTGTGCTATTGGCAGTGATGCCTCCATAGCAGCTTGTATAATAGCTTGACCTGCCATACTAGATGCACCTAAACCTCTCTGCGCCATCACTGCAGTAGCTTTACGCATTGCTCCTGCTGCCCAAGGTGGTGTGTTACCTCCCTCAAACTGATCCATCAAGGTAGTTAATTCATCTTGCATAGAAGCAGCTTTTACTTCTCCTGTACCAAAAGCTTCTGATACCTGATCTTTGTCTACTGTTGAAGCATCTATATCAGGATAGTCTGTAATTAACTCTCCCTTTTGAAGTTCTCTTTTAGCAGCAACTGCTTCAGCAGCTGTTCCTTGAGCTGCTTCAAGATCAGATACCTTTGTAGTGTCTTGTTCTTGTGCTTCTATTGTTTTTGTAGGACCTTCTGATCTTGCACCAGTTACATCTTTAAGAGCATCTTCTATATCTGTTTGTGCTTTCTGAGTTGTAACTTTAGTAACATCAGGTTTATCTGGAGTATCTGCAGTAACTGTTTGTCCAACCTGTGCAGGATCAGTAATAATAGGAGCAGTAGTTGCTGTCTGACCTGTAGTAGCTTCTAATACTGTACCCTCTGCATCAGGGTTAATTGTAGCTACAGGAGCTGCTACTGCTGTACCTGCAGGATCTAGTATTGCACCTGCAGTAAGATCAGCTTGACCTTGTGCTACTTGTTCTTTAGTAAGAGGTTGATCTGCTACTGTAACTTTAGGAGTATCAGGTGTAGTAATTGGATTTTCAGGTGTACTAGTTTCATCATCAGGATCTTGTGGCATAACTGATGGATCAATTGTCAGACCACCGGGACTATAACCTTTAATCATACCACCTTCATAAACATTAGCATATTCTGGATCACCAACTTTATCTGCAGGTACTCCAAAAGGATTTGTAGTTACATCAATATTGGGATTAGTATTAGTAGGTGTAGTAGGAGCAGATGCTGCTTGCTGTACAAGATAAGGTGCTTGTCCTACATTAGCTGCTCTGTATCCTTGAGGTATAGGTTGAGAAGGAGTCCACACACCTTCACTATTATATACACCAAGAATATATGTAGACATACCCTGTCTGTTTTGATAGAGTCTTTGCTCAAGTCTTCCTGCAGTTTGACCTGCTGCTATCTTCTCTGCACGAGTTTGTGGTCTTATAAGTTGAGCTTGATCTATTCCTCTTTGTTTAAACTGTTCAGCTTGTCTTTGCACATTAGCTTCAAATGTTGGTGCATCTACTGCTGTTGTTCCTTCAGGAGCTTCTACAGTAGGTGTTTCTATTGATGGTAAATCAGAAGTACCAGTGGGTAATGTCACTTTTCCATCAGGAGAAAATATTTTAGATGCTCTATCAATCTCTTCTTGACTAGGCTCTAATGAAATAGTAGCTGGCATATCAGGAGCAGGAGCAGATCTTGTTGGAGTTGACATAACTGGAGGAGCAGGAGTTGTAGGAGCAGGTGTAGTATCTTCTTCTTTAGTTTCTTCTTCAGTGCCAAAAGTAGGTTTTCCTTTTACTAAACCCTGACCCACAGCATATTGAGCTGCACTATAAGCAAGATCTGCAACTGATCCATCTGGAGTTTGTATTTTTACAGTACCACTAGTAGGATCAAAAAAGACAGCAGCACCTTGATCAACAAGTTGACTTACTCTTTCCCCTCTACCACGTAAAATACCTTCACCATCATCACCACCTGATGTTTTAGCATCATAAGCATCTTTAGTTACATTTGTTCTGTCTCTTCCACCAATAAAATTTCCACTAGCATCTGTAGGTCTACCTGATTCTGTAATAGTAGGATTAAAAAATGTTTGATTAAGAGCACCAAGAGTTTCTTGATCTAACTCTTCTTGTTTAACAGTAGCTTTTTTATCTTGACCTAATGTATGACCACCATAAACATTAGAAGTTAAATTACCTTGAGCATCAAATTCAACTACATTACCTGCAGCTCCAAATTTTGTAAGTGATCCATCTGCTCTTTCTTTAACAAGTGTGCCTGAATCATTTATGTAACTTTTAACATAACCACCATTAGAAAAACCTAATGCTTCACTTTGTACAAATGCACCTTTGTTAGCAGTAACTGCAGCTCTAGCTCTTGGATTAGCTTTAACAAAAGCATCTATAGATGACCATCTTGCAGGACCATCATAACCAAAAGGTTCAAGATTATTCTTAGCTTCTCTTGCTGTTATCTCTCTTTTCTGTGCCATCTAATTAATCCTTGCTCAATACTTTATCTAGTTTATCTTCTAATCTATGTAGTGCATCCATTACCTGTGTAAGATCATCTCTAAGTTCTTTACGTGTGGCATACTCTTCTCTTGTTTTATTTAGTAGTATATCAATACGTTTTACTTCCTGTACAAGTCCTCTAAATGCCCATACAGCAGGAGCTATTACTAATGTTAAGATAATATTCCAAAACATCCATGCACTAATTTCCATCTATT